GGTGGCACGTAGCCACCTATTTTTATATGTCCTATTTATTGTACAGTCCGCAACGGTATTCCCTACAAATTGCCCTTAGGTCTTTGTAGGATAAACCTAATCTGCCCTGTTCATCACCCTGTATTGCACCACAGTCCATAGCCGCCTGCACCGCAGGTCTTGCCCAAGGCGGCATATTATTATCGTTGTAGTCGTAAATCATAGTAGTTTGTACTACGTTTACCAACTGTTTATTTACGTCTTTTAATTCGGCAATTTCCGCCGCCTGTTTTTCGATTAATGATTTTAGTTCATTATACTGTTCCATAGTTAAATTCTCACTTTCTGTCAATTTTCTTTTGAAATCTTGCCATAGCTCCGGTTGTCTTACGAACGGCTCCGGACATTGTTTGTCCCACACGTCATAATGACGCAGTACATTCTGTGCCGGCACACCGTATTTATTCATCAAATACCGTGTTAATTTAATTGTCTGTTCCACCACGTCATCATCGATATAATATTTACCGTCTGCACCAATGCGGCTACACATTTCTATTGAAATACTGTTCATATTCCTGCAATACGGGTGTTTGTAAATTTTTGTACCCCCGACAGCCCACGCCGCCCATTTATCGGGTACAGATTGATATATTCCGTCGTCACCGACAAAATAATGTGCAGACGAACCACGATTTTCACCGCTGAAATAATTGCAGTTGTTCAATGCCGTATCGCCGTTGTTTGACGTAAAATGAATGACGATATATTTAATATCGTCATTCCTGTATGTGTAACAATTAGACGTGTGGCACTGTGGACCCTGTTTGATTTGAATATCCATACTTATTCCTCCGTATCATCTTCGCCGCGCAGTTGTAGCAATATATCTTTCAACTTTTGTGGCATTCGCGGGTATATCACTGCCACATTTTCCAACACGCTTATACCCTCATTCGCTATGTAGAACATAATGACAATCTCACGTATTGCGACGTTATCGCCCGTAATCTGTTGCAGGACGTTTGATAACGCTACTATAATTAATATAGTAATCTTTTTGAGCAGTCCTTTAAAACCAATCTCACTCGACATTGTTTTTGTGTAGATTGCCTTGATAATGCCTGTCAGATAATCCAACACCATTATCACCAACAGCGCCCATAAAATACTGTCCCACTGACCGAATATTGCGGCGAAAAATCCGCCCACAATTCCTATTACCGTACTTGTCCAATTAAAAATCTTATCCATAAATTAACCCTCCATAATCTCCTGTTTCTCAGCTTCCGTAATAAAACCTGCTTTGACGAATATATCTAAATGTTTTTCTTTGTAAATACCCATTTGATAGTATTTACGTATCAATGTTTTATTCACCGTCAACACCTGCCTTTAGCTCTGCTATTTCTAATAATAGCATTGCATTAATTTCGTCCTGTGACATTGTTTCGTCACCGTTCATAACAGACTGAACATATTGTTTCATATCCGACATACTGTCAAATGTTTTTGACTGTATCTGTGACAGCTGTTCTGATGTCGGCTGTTTAAATATGATGCTCGTATGCTGAATTTTTGCGATTTCTGTGTCCATATCGAAATTGTCGTCAGTTTCGGCGAATTTGTTATTTACAACACTGCGTTTTATACGCAATATATCCCTGTCGGTATGTATTCCGTACACCGTGCCGTCAATTTCAACACCGCGTTCATAAAATTGTGCTGTTCCGTTTTTCATATAAAATTTGTACATAATATCACCACCCTGTCACATTTCCGTCAACAACGCACGTATCGCCGAACGTTCCGATTGATACGGCATTTGTTACGTTATTTTTGACTACTGTTTTACCGTCGCTGTATATAATTGAAAAATCTGCATTTGCCGTTACGGGTGTCATTGCCCTAAACATATTATCTGCTATGAACGTTTTACTGCCGGCGGTGATTAAGTTACACTGTCCCGACGCAGGGCCGGCGGAAATGTGCATATAATTTCCGCATATAACGGTATAATTTCCGCATTCGATAAAATCAATATATTCTGCATTGATTTTTATAACAGACATTCTGTTTCCGCTGATTAATGTAATCCCCGTGGTGGATATAAACGGTGTTTTTGTGTTCTGTGTAATTGTTGTAAATTCATTGTCCGAAATTTCGCCACTTATATCGATACTGCAATCAGTAAACGTTTTAAATATATTGCCTACTATTTTTTTACCTATAGCAATACTGCAATTTGTAAAACCGGACATATAATTGTTTACAAATACGGCTGACGCCTGCAACATATAGCCTAATGTTTGTTCTTTTTGTGTGAAATTCAAAAATTTGTTACCCATAACAAACGAATTGCTTGTGATTTTTATTTCATTTGTCAAATTGTTTGCCGGTGCGCCTGCAAACGTATCTATGACGTTGTTCAAAAACAGAACGTTGCTCATTTCAAACGTTGATACACCGAATTGATGTGTACTGAATATATCGTAGAATGTACAGGATATTATCTGTGAACTACTTTGCGCTGATAATACTGTCGGATTTACTGTGTCCGCCGTTACTGTGTCCGTGTCCTCTGTAAATTTTACATTTTGCATTTTAGCGCCTTCCGGCAGATGAAAAACATATTGTTTTGCGACAGGATTTGTGTTTTTGAACATAATTGTATCGCACATCGAACCGTCTAACGACATACCGCCCTTCAACGGAATTGCCACACCGTTATTAGTTCCCGTCATTCCGTAACCCGACATCATATTTGCATTTGTGATAACGCACAATTCACCTACAGGATAGATAATACTTTTATACGGTGCACTTTTTATAGCCTCTTGAATTTTCAATTCGTCGTGGTCGCCGTCGCATTGTACAAATATTTGATTTTTTGTTATATCTGTAATATTTTTTGCATTTTCATTTACAGCGTCAATAAATGAATTTTTATTGACAGTTGCCAAATCTGCTAATGTACGAACACGTTCGTATGTATTGGTTATGAAATAACTGTCGCCTGTGGCATTTTCGTTTTCTATGACATAATCAATCGCCGCCGATATAAACTCATATCTTTCCCCTGTCGGCGATTCGCTGTCTATCTTCATTTCTAAATTTATATCGTCAATATGATACAATGTAAATGTCCATACATCACCCGAAATTGCCGACGGTACAGATGTAGAACTTCGGGATATACTACACGTATTTTTAATAAAATCATAATAAACAACGATATAAATGCCGTCTATCGGTACATTTATACACAGTTCCGAAAATGTTCCGGCAATCTGTTTCCCGTCAATGTAAAACGCGTCTTTCAGCGTAATATCAACCGTCATACCCTCGCCATCATATTCTTGTTGTCCGTCAAAATATAGTGTAGGCTTGCTCGGTGCAACAAATTTTACTGTATGTTGCTTTTTGTCGCCAAACAGTATAGTTGTTTCGGTGTTCGCATTGATTTCATCAATACGCGCTTTCAATTCTTTGTCAGCGCTTTTTCTTGCTGATTCTTCGGCTTTCACCGAATTTGAAATATTGGTATCTGCCGTCTGTCTTTCAGTGATTTCACTGTCAATATTTCGTTGCAGTTCATTATCCGCCGCCTGTCGTATTGTCACTTCGTTGTTTATGCGACTGCTTAGCGAACTGTCAGCACTTTCTCTCGCCATTTTTTCGGCGGTGATTTGGTTCGCCAGACCTACATCAGCGTTGGTGCGTTGCGTTATTTCTGTGTCCAATTTGTCAGACAGCGTGTTGTGGTCGGTTTGAATTGTCGTGAAATTATCACGGACAGTTTTCCACCAATCCTTTAACAGCGTTTTTCCGCTAAAATTAAAATTTAATTTCATTTTATCATTCCTTTCTAATCGTAATTGATTGGGATTTTGGTATTAAAAAAACACGCCGTAAGCGTGCTATGGTGGTATTCGTCTGTACAATTTTATCACCTCATTTTTGGTACGAAAAAAGCACGCCGTAAGACGTGCTTAATTTCTGTTTGTTTTATCGGCTAATTTTTAGCTGTTCCATTAACGCATTTTGCAATACTTGTGAAAAATTAATATTTGCTTTTTCCGCCTCATAGTTTAACCAGCTCGGAATAGTACAATTTTTTTTGACTGCCCGTAGTTCATTTTTACGACGGTAAACATCAAAATCTATATCTACCAATGTCACAACACTATTTTCAACTGTTAATTCTGATATTGGTGTTGGTGTCGGCAATTCTTTTCCGTCGTCTTGCATATCTATTCCCATTAATCCGATTGCGTCCCTTGCCATTTCCATTGCGTCCGCAAAATCTTCACCTTGTGTATTAATATCAAAATCGGGTATTGATACAACAACGTATTTTTGTCCTTGTGTTAAAATTATAGGATATGCGTTTTTCATATCTGTTCCTCCTTAAAAAAATTATATATATATTTATAATTACCCGACGGGGGGACTATTTAAGTCCCCGTCGTTTGATGATTGCTTTGGCTAAATCTTCATCAATTTCTGTGTGTCGCGGTACTGATTCTCTATCTTTACCTTTATGGTAAATATCGTGATTTGAACCATTTCGCTTTAGTGTCCAGCCGTTCTTTTTCAACAGCTTTATGAAATCGTTTCTTTTCATATTCTTTTCCTCCTTTCATTTTATATTATACGCCTTTTATGCGCATTTGTCAATACTTTTTTCAAAATTTTATTGAATTTTTTTATTATTTGGTATATACTATTTTAAAAAAAGGAGGCTACAAGCTATGAAAAAATTTATATTAGGTTTTATAACAGGCGGTATAATCTGTGCGACAGCGACAGGTTTCGCCGTAGAATATGCCGTAACGGCTAACCCGTTCCCTGTTGCCGTAAACGGTACGGAAACAGCGATTGAGGGCTACAACATCAACGATAATACATATTTCAAATTACGTGACGTTGCCGACGCTGTCGGCGGTTTCAATGTTGGTTTCAGTGACAACACTATTACGATTGATACCGATACCGTCGCCGAACCAACACCGACACCGCTACCGTCATTTACACCCGCACAAATTTCAATCGTCAAAGGTGACGACGGTTACGACTACACCAGTGACGGCATAGAAGTTGAATACGTTGACGGTGTTGCATATATTGATGAAACAGATATACGATATATTTTAAATGACAAAGGGGCTACTGAATATTCATTTTCAACAAATGCAATAGTTAAATTTGAAAACAACAAATTTATAAAAGTTATTTCAGATTTACCACGTTGCAAAACTGATTATAGATTAATCAGATTAGATTTTTATATATCAACAATAAAACCATTCTTAGATACGCTTTAAGTGGGAATTTATTTCTCACTTTTTTATTTGGCTAATTCTGCTTTTATATCGTTTATTTCTTGCACAACATTCATTCCGTTAATTCGTACATATCTCGCATTGATGTCCATTTCGTGGTCCACTACTGAAATACTGCCCTCTGCTCTGACAGGGCCCATAAATGTAATGCAACTGTCCGCACCACTACCCAACGTTAAACCGCCGTACAATTCTGCCGATTTATGTGACGTTATCTTTCCGGCAAATACCGCCTCGCCGCTACTATTTATATACACGTTTTGTTCGCCTGTAGCGTCGTACAAACAAAAAACATATTTACCGTTTTTATAACCACATTCAAATCTAACAATATTATTTTCGTCCTGCATTGTTATTAAACTGTTTTCTATTGTCAATTTGCCGTTGGCAGACATTATTGTACATAGATTTGTATACAACGCACCTGTGAACACGTCAGATACAATTATTTCATTGTCATTGATTACCGTTGTCCAATCCCATTCACCCTCTGTTTTTTGTCCGGCGATAGCTAATTGACCCTTGATGATTGCGACAGCACTTTGACCGTCGGGACTTTCAAACAATGCTCCGGTCTGATACTTGGCGATATTCTCATTCTGCAGTGCCTCGTTTATGCTGACTTTGACGTTTTCTCTCATCATTTCCAAATAGCTTGTCTTGATTTCTTTCTTGCCGTTTCGCTGTATTTTTTGGATTATATTTGTTGTGGCAATATCCTTGAAAAAACTATCTATTGTGACTTGCGGGTGTCCCACTTCAATGGTTGATTTCCTCGGCTCGAACGGATAAATTTTTGTTGTTATAATTCTTTGCAGCGTTTTGGTGTTCATACTCTTATCGAAAATTTTCACCCTGTCCCCAATGCTCGGTTTGTTCAGATTATGATATTTGTACGCCTCGCAAACATCAACGTAACCGACAGTCATTGTATATTTAGGAATATCAATACGTTCTAAATTATCTTCTGAAAATTGCCACTTTGCCAGTTTCAACAGTTCGTCCGGTTCTTCGCATTCGTCAAAATTTGAAAAACCCTCGTAGACGCCTATTTTTTCAACCATAGGACTGTCTATATACTGTTTACCGTTATTGACCGTAGATATATCCAAATCGTCCTGTCCGTATGGATATAGTCGTGTTATCAATGTAGACGCGTCGCGTGACGATTCAGCTGATTTTGCATTGAAACGTAATGTTAATTCGTTACCGTTGTCTTTGCCGATTTGTTTAACCAGTGCCAAATTATAATTATCTACATATAATTCGCACATTGTCGATTGTTTTTCTAATGTTTCTGACAGCGTAGACACACCGACAATCGGTGTTATCTTTGACGCCTCAAAAAAATCGGTTGCGGTGTTCACCCACTCCATTCCCAATGATTTTACCTCTGCGTCCGTCATTATATGTATATTGGTGTTTTTAAACAGCTGTGTCATAATATAACGCGGTGTTTTTCCCAACATATCACCGATATACTGAATATGTTTAAATTGTGCGTCCATATACAATGCCAGTGCGTATATTTTATTATTATCAATAGAACGAATACGGAAACATTCATTCCCTACCCTACAAATACGGTTGTTTGCGATAAATTCCCATTTAGCCGAATCTATCGGATATTCAAATTGCAAATTGTAGCTGCCGTTTAATTCGTGTGTAATACAAACGTCCTTTGCCTCGTCCAAAATTGCCAAACCGTTTGAACTGAAATCGGTTTCATTGCAACTGTATATACGTATCATTTTATTCATTGTATTTCCTCCTGTTTTATAAAATCGACTGTGTATAATAGAACAGCGGATTATAAATAATTTCGACTGTTCCAGTTCCGTTTGACTGTATTGTTATTTCATTTTCACCCTGTCCGATTTCTATATAATCACCGTTTGAATATTCTGACGTATTGGTGTCACCCTCAAAACAGCTGAACAATTCGCAATCGATTGTGAATTGCGTAGTTTTGTGATTATATTTTATCGTGTTTCCGCCGCAGGTAAACGATACTGATGTAAAATTACCGTTGAAAACCAGTTTAGGCCGTACCGCCGCATTTCCGGCATTGTTTAGTTTAAATGTGTTTGTACCGTTGGCAATTTCATATATATGATTTATCGGCCAACCTATTTCAATTTCCGTATCTAACGGAATATCCGCACCTAACGGAATACCCTGTGTATCATACAGGAACTGATTAAACGGTTCACATCTGAACGCTACAACAGTTTTTCCCGCCCGCTGTAGCATTATAGTCATATCTTCCACGGTTAGCGGTGACGCTATCCATTTTGTAAACGGCATATCGTCCAAAATCAACTCACCTTTTCCGCCGTTTATCCACGTTACAAACTGTTCGATAGTTTTATTACGTTTTGCGGTATCGTTGCAGATTAAATAAAATTCAACTTCGATTGTTTTGTCTTTGTAAAACACCCTGCCGCCCGATTCCGAAAAATCTATGCTGCCATCCCTGTACGGTATATCTTCCTCGTAATCCGTCTTTTTCGGCGGTGTTATAGGTAAATCGTTGATTTTGGTTTGCATACCAAAATCACGCAATGAATGTTTACCACGATATGTTAATCCCATTGTTTAGCCCTCCGCTCCCAAAAATGCATCCGAAATTGAACGTTTTACCGAACTACCCGCATATTTACCGTACGCCATTGCAGTCGTTTCATCAGTGATATTATTATTAAAATCCTGTTTGATTGTAATGGTATATTCGTTATGGGCGGTTGTTGCGTTCGGAATATTTTGACCTATTTCGGACAATTTCTGATTTGTCATATCTACTATTTTTGATATAGTGTTATATCCGGTTGTTGCCAACTGTTCCTGTTGCTGATTGTACGATTTTAAAACACTGTTAAACTGTTTTGTCATATCATCATTACCACCGCTGATTATTCCCAATGCCTGTGATGTATATTTGCTTAACCCTTTCAGCGTGTTGCTTTGCTCTTTTTCCAGTGCCTCGTTTTCGTCCTCGATTGCGTCTAACTTGGCTTGCTTTTCCGCCTCGCGTGCCTCTTTCGCCTCTGTTTTTTTTATGTCCGCAATATCTTCTTCGATTTCTTTTAATTTTTTCTTGCCGTCTATCGTAACGGCATTTTGATATTTTTCACGTTCCGCCTCCAGCTCCGATAGCTCTTTTTTCCTTTCGGCTTTGGTTTCCGCGTCCTCGATTGCCTTGTATTCCGTCTCGATTGCCTCTTTTTTCGCTGACAACATTTCTTTTTGTGCGTCATAGTATTCGTTGACGTAGTTTTCCAACGTTTCACTCATACTGTCAAACAGGTTACTGTTTGCGTCGTCCATAGCCTCATAGTAATATTTACCGCTTATCATTCCTTGTTCGTAATATTTTTGTGTATAGTTCTTTACGCGGTTTAGTCCGGCTTGATATTCCTGCTCGCTGATTGCTCCGTACTTCTTTTGCATTTGCAACCACTTCTTAGAATTTTCCAAACGTCCCTCGTACAGTTTCTGTCCTGCGGTCGTCATTTTTTCATTGTATTCTTCTTCCGTAATTTCGCCGTCCTGCAGTGCCTGTGAATTACGTTCCATAATACGCTGATATGCCGCCTCGGGGCTGTCGTCGTATTGTTCCCAGTCATTAAAATATGTTCGTTCGGCTATATAGTCTAATGACTGTTGGTCTAATTCGTCTAATTTCTTTTTTCGTAAATCTGCAATCTGTATTTCGTGGTTTCGGATTGTTTCATAATATTCGTCCCATACGTCCTGCAGTTCATCAGCCGTCATTTCGGTATTTTCCGTCATTTCGGTCAATGTATTCAGATAGTTGTCGTCCATTCGCTGATATGCCGCAATCTGTTCATCTACTGACAGATTGTGCATTTTGACTTCATAGTCAATCCAATTCTTTGACTTGCTTTCTTGATTTTTCAACCTGTTTTTATAATCTTTGATTGCGTCGTCATTAATTTTTTTGTTCAGTTCGTAGATCTCAATATTAGCCTCTTTCACAACGTCCGCGTCGTTTGCAAATTCTTCTAATATTTTCTTCCACCATAACAATGCATCGGCGTCTGATACGACGCTTGTTTTCTGACGGTATTCAAAATCTTCTTTTTTGGTTTCAAATGCTGTGTTGTTTGTTCCTGTTGCATAATGCGGTAATTTTTTCAGCATTTCTTTGGTTTGCTTGGCCGTGTAAACCGAATCACCCTTACTTAGATTTACCAACACATTTCTACCGTTAAACAAATAGTATTGTCCTTTGTGTTTTACCAATTCTCGCGGGTCAGCGACACCCTTTTCATCATTTATAACCGCAGGTCCTTCCGGTGCTGAGTCAGTACCGTTTGCAAAAAAACCTTTTTGACCGCTATTGAAAAAACCACTCGACACTGTTCCGTCCGATTTTACGGTAAAATGTGCGGTATATGTTTTTTCAAATCCCTTTGCTTTGCTTGTCAGGCTATCAATAACCACCGCCGCATTTGTGCCGTCGGCTTTCAGCGTTGCCGTACCCTCTAAATTATCAAATTTATCGACTTCGCCTGTCGTTGTATTGATTGTAATAACCGCCTCGGAATCGTTTGCTTTTAGCGTCGCTATACCTGTTTTTTGGTTGTACTCCGCCAACTGATAAACAACACCGTCTATTGTTACGGTTGCCTGATTATCAGCCTGCAAAATTGCGACAGCCTGTGTTGCGCCGTATGTGTCAATCAATTCTTGCAACGTCATTATGGTTTGTTCACTTTCGCCACCGTCTACGCTGACGCTGACTTCGGCACTCTGTCCGTCTATTTCTTCAACGCCGTCTTTGGTTTTGTCTATCATAGTAATATCGCCCTCGGCATTTATGCTGATTTCAATATTATCCGGCAATCCTAAAACGCTGTGCATATAATCGTTCAAATCGGTTACTACGGCTTTCATATTCTTGTCGCCGCTCGCCATTGCCTCACTCAAATTTGAAAAACCGTTTTTAAACAACGCAACCTGTAAACTTGTTTCGGTCGTTGTCATACCTAATAGCTGACATTGTGTGACTACATCATTAATTGCTTTGTTTATTTTTTGTTCATCACCACTTGCGAATATATCCGCAATAGACGAAAAACCGCTTTTGTTTACGGCCTCTTTTGTAACTTCGTTTTGCAGTGTTATTAGTGCCTCTTTGTATTTTTCGATAGACGCTTGGTGCTGTTTAATTCGTTCTTCGTTATTTGCTACATTCGTTTCCCACTCCGACGTTTGCTCTGATACATTTTCTATTGCCTGTCCCAAACTGTCAAAATTTAATTGACCGCCTGTAATGTTTTGATAACTGTCGAATATTTCCTTGTTGTCCTCACGCAGTTTCTCAACCGCCGCCCTACGTTCAGCACCCGACATTGTGCTGTTGATTGCCTCATACTGCGTTTTTAACACGCCTAATTCTGTACTTAACTTTTTAGCATTTTCAATACGTTGCTTTGTTTCATTATTGACGCTTTGCAGTTTTGGGATTTCCTCCGACGATTTTTGTGCGTTGGTTCTTTTTTTACTGCTGTCGTCCTTGATTTCCTGCTGTTTCTGTTTCTTTTCCTGTTCCGCCTGTTCTTTTTGTGCCTGTACTATCTGTTTTATGATGTCCAGTGTTGAACTGCGGACACCGTTTTTCTGTTCTTCGGCGCTGATGAAATCGCTATAGTTGTCTATAAACCATTGCTCTAAAAATTTTCGTTCCTGCTCGCTTTCGTCGGTTTGTTGTCCTTGATTTTTTAATTCTGTCAATTCCTTATAGCGTGCAATATACGCGTCTACTGTATCGGCTACCACGGTCATATCATAGGCGGTCTTTGCTTTTTCCGAATATTCCTGTGCCATAGCCAGCGCGTCATTTCCCGATTCACCTAATTTTTGATGATATTTTTCTATTCCTGCACTTGCAATCTTCGCTACTGCCAATGTAGCCGCAAATGGTGCTGTTACTACTGCTGTTATTCCTGCACTCACTCCGGCAACACCGCCTAATGCCGCAAGAAATCCGCCTACACCTCCGGCACCTGTTGCACTTGCCGCCGCGCCTTCGGCTGCCGCCATTGCCTCTGCTCCTGTTGCTCCTGCTGTTTCTGCTGCCGCACCTGCCGCCTCAGCCGCAGTCGCCGCCTCGCCTGCTACTTTTGTAAACGAAAACAGCGATTTAATACCGTTTGCGAATGAAATACCTTTTGCCGTCAAACTCAATGCGGGTCCGATAATTGCTAATGCTGTGCCGATTTTCAATAATCGCTCACAATCTTCATCAGACAATCCACTTAACCAATCCGCCAAACTGCTTACCGCGTCGGCAGCCTTATCAATGAACGGTGCAGCACTTTCGCCAAATTTTTGGGCGGCTACCTGCATTTTAACCATTGCTTGCTCGAATGTGAAACCGGATTTGTTTACGCCTTCCGACTGCTTTTTAAATGCTTCTTCTGACGCTCCGGCGGCATTACCCATTTTCTCTAATTTTTCTGAAAATGTATCAGCCTGCGCACCTGTCAACGCCAACATTGCAGTAATAGCCTCTTTTGAACTGAATAGTTCTGTTAGCTTTTCCTCGCTACCGCCTGTTGCCTCTGCCAAAATCTTCATTGCACCCGAAAAACCGTTTGCCTTTACCATTGCAAATCCCGATTCATAGCCCAATGAATTTAGCTTTTTCTTTAATGCCTCTGTCGGTGTCATTAATCCGGTATATACCGCGCCTAACTGTGTAGATACTTCCGACGCTGTACCCGTTACACCTGTCAATGTTGCAAATATCGTAAACAATTCGTCCTGTGATACACCCAACGCCTTTGATTGTGGTACTACCTTGCCAATACTTGACGCCAGTTCGGGGAATGTTGTCTGTCCTAATTCGACTGTTTTAAATGCCAAATCCGCAACGTGTTCTACTGCCTCGGCTGTCGTATCACCGTAACCCTTTGTAACGGCTGATGTTAGATTGATAGAATCAGTCGTTGTCGCCAATCCGGCTTTTGCGGCTTTTGCGTTTATTCTTACTTTGTCGATTGTGTCGTCAGCGTCGCCGAATGCCGATATTACCTGATATGTACCGTCGGCAATATCATCTGTATATTTTGCGGTTTCTATTGCTACATCTTGTATACCCTTTTTAAATTCCTGCAGACGTTCGTCACCTATGGACAATGTTGCGATATTAGCCAATTTTTTATTTAGGTCCATATACTGCTTAGCTGCCGCAGTTCCCGCCGCTACCAACGGCGCTGTTACTGTTGCCGTTAATGTGTTACCGCCTTTAGTTAATCCGTTTCTGACACCTGCAGTTTTGTCCTGTAATTCGCTATATTTGTTTTTAACCTGTGTAATATATTGCGACTGTTTTTTTAATTCATCTGTCGTCTGCTTTAACTCATTTCTTAAATTTGCCTCTGCTAATTGACTTCTCGATAGATTGTTACTGAAACGATTGAAATTCGTATCAGCTGTTTTAACGGCACTTTCAGCCTTTTTTACTTCGTCTTTCAACTTTTTCATTTCGTCGCTGTTGGCCTTTAGGCTTGTCTTGCCCTTGTTGTATGCCTCATTCGCACGTTCCAAACGTTGACGGGCGGCGTCCTGTGCCTTTGACGCCTGTTCTACCATTTGTTTATATTTCTGTGTAATCTGTGATTGTTGGTTTAGCTGTGTAGACAGGGATTTATATTTATTCTGTAAACGGTCCAATGATGAACCTGTCGTTTTTAATGTGGCGTCTGTAACCTTAAACTCATTTTGCGTTTGTTTCATTGAATTACCTAACGCCTTGATTTCCTGTTGTGCCTCTTTGGTGTTAAAACCAATGCTGATATTTGTACCGTCACTCATTCTTTTCACCTCATATTCCGAAATCTGCTAAACTCGGCAGTTTATCGTTAGTCTGTTTTTCTGCTGTTTTTGTGTTTCCGTTCATCATCTCATAAATTTTCCAAAATTTACGGGGTGTGCATTCCCAAAATTCATCATCTGAAAATTGCAGGCGGTAACGTCCTATAAAATATAGTTTGTCCCAATCATACGGAGCGTCCCGCCTTACTGTTCCCCCTGTTCTTCCGTTGCCTCCTGCGCTCCGAACGCTGAAATTACTGCGGCATATACCACATCATACAAAATATTTATAGTACCCAACGAAATCCAATCTTCAATGTCCACTTTGCGCAAATTGTACCTTTCGCCAACCATTGCATATAGAAAATTTAAAACATCACCGTATATATCTGTCTTGTTTCCGAACATTTCAATAGCTTGGCCGACACTTCCGTACATTTGCTCCAATGCTCTTAATGCTCTGTATGTCAGCTTTATTTCGTATTCCTTATCCTCAATTTTTATCTTCTTGCCCTTTGCGATACACGCTGTTAAATCTAATGTTTCTTCCATTTTCAAAAACTCCTTTCATACGCAAAAAACGCACATCATAATGATGTGCTTGATTTATTTGCGTTTCTGTGTTATACTTGATTTATAAAAACTTATTTTTTCCTTTTACCGTCCTGCGTGGGACGGTTTTTTTTATTTAATTATTCTTTTGGAACTGTGTCACCTGCATTTACTGTAGGTGTTGATTTCGTTCCTTTTGCGTAGATTTTATTTATTTTTTCTACTGTTAGGAATGCATCCGCCTCTTTTTCAGTGTCAAAGACACCGTAAATTCTCCAAACACCGTCCGCACGTCTTGCCATTGATTTGAATGACATTGTGTCAGACTGTGGATTTAGTTTTTCGGTTCCGGCTGTTTCCGCTGAAAAATCACTTGTGCTGTATTTTGTTCGTAACAGCCACACTGCTAAAGTTTTACCGTCGTTTAACGGTGTCATAAATCCTGTTGCAAATTCGGCAGGGTCGTCCTTTTCTGTTGATACATAAATCCCGTCCTCTGTTAATGTTTCATCTAACAACATTGCCTGTTCTGCCGGTGAAAACATTGTTCTTTGTGCCTTACCGTCATAGCCTGTACACTTTGACAATACGTCAGTGCAATCGTCACTGTCTACGTCTGTTGTTTGTGTTTTTGCAGTTAAATCAATATTCTGCACATTTAGCAAATGTTTAACTTCGTCGTATTCAACTTTAGGCTCACCGCCTGTCATTGCCGCACTTTTATCACTGATTATTTTTGCAATTCTTAATCCCTTTAAACCTGTTCTGATTTGCATAATTTTATACCTCCATTTTTAACGTTACATTTATCGGTTTGTGATATATATTTGTATCTGATTCGTACATATCGCTTTGCAGTTCTACCCTGCATATCAAAAAATCTGTTTCCAACGTTTCTTTTACTGCCTTTGATAGTTCAAACAAATTATTCTGTTTGCTCCAAATATCCAAACGCACGATAACAGTATTCATTATTGCGCTGTCATCAGCATATTCGGAATCGTTATTCAGCATTTCAAACATTGTTATTCGCGGAAACAAATTTTTGTCTTTATCCGGTGCTCTCGGATTGTTGTATATTGCGGCTATTTTTTTTGTTACCGCCGCAGATTTTTTCAATGACTGATATATCATTAACATTGTATCTTGCAACGCTATCCCTCCAATCTTGACTTGATTTCTTGCTCTAATGCCGCTTTCATTTTCGGTTCAACGACAGATTTAACTGCCGCCTCTGCTTTTTTCATAAACGGTCTTGCCACCATTTTGCTTGTACCGTTTTCAACATAAAATAAATACTGTGCAATGCTCCAATCCAACTTGGCACCGTCACCGTCAAACACTCCAACTAACTTATATCGTCCGCCGTAGCCGTCACGCGTTTTACTCGCCCGAACGTGATTTCGTGCGTGAAAACTGTCTTTTTCCTTTCGGTCATATGGAACGTGTGGTTTGAATGTGCTGACTGCCAACGGTGCTACTTCGTCCAACACTTTGTCGGCCACTTCGTTCATTGATACGCCTAAATTTTCAATTTTCAGTACCAATGACGAAAACCCCTCATATTCAACGCCGTATTTAGCCATTGTTGACCGCCTCCGCCGTTATGATTTGTATGTCGTGCGATTCGGATGCGTCGTTTATTGCACGTATATTATAATATGTCCCACCGTATTTTATATAGTGGTCCTCTGTCAGAATTTTTTTGTATCTGATTGTAAACGTCACCGTTCTTTCGGCATTTACCGCCGCCGCAGTAAAATACTCCGAACCCCTAACGTGTTTCACATTCGCCCAAACGGTACAGACGGGGACATATTTCTGTCCCTCGTCGCGTCCTGTTTCAGGATTGATACCGTCTGTTAATTCGCAAATTTCAACACGTCTGTTTAATTGTCCGGCATTTATCATCAGCAACACCTCACAATAAATTTACGGAATGCAGTGCCAAAATCTGCGTAACTGTCGGATTTTCTTTGTCAGACTGCACTGTCATTTGTCGATTGTCGTACATATCACCGCACAACACCAACGCCGCAATCGTCAAATCCTCGTAGTTATCCATTTCTTCATCGGTTAAACCGGTGTACGATTTTATGTACTGAATGGACGCCGTATGAATAGTTGAAAATGTTTGTTCTTCGCCCTCATACTCCGCACGCAGATATTCGGCTATGTATTCATCTGTTAATTCGCTGATTTTCATATCTGCCACCTATTATGCAGCTTTCATTTTCAAACCTGCGATTTTTTGGCTTTCAACGATTTTACTGTCAAATTCAGTGTAACCGCATACACCGATTGCGTATTGTGTCGCATATTTTTCAAGTAGTACGTTGATTTCCATAGCGTTGGCTAATTTGACATACAAACCGGACATATCGCCATATACAATAGTTGTTGTGCTTGCCGCGATTTTAGGTGCATTTTCTGAAACGTATACAGGCTTACCCAACAGCTCCCAACCGAACTCTTTTGTAATATCGCGGTTTAGTAGGTAATTACCCTCGTTATCCTTTAACTTTCGGATTTGTGCCAGTGTTTCTTTGTTCATAATCCAGCACGCATTTTGTTGGAACTGCTGTGGCACTGTCATTTGAACGTCAATCAATTCATCAGCTATAATATCCTTTGCACTTGCTGATGTAACTAAATTCGTTGTTTCAAATACACCTTGATATTTATTTTTTTGACCGTTTAACAATCCCTTTTCAAGAAATTCTGCAATATTTTCAGCTACTTTATTGATTGTAAATGATACCAAATCAAAACCGCTCTGATTGATTAATGATTTAGAAATCAGTTTCAATACGCCGACAATATAGTTTTCAAGTGTTATTGTCTTGAATTTACCCGAACTTTCGGTCAATTCCTGCATATCTTCCACTAATGTAGCACCTGTATCTGTTGTATCGTCGTAAACAGGGAACGACAAATTACCGCCAACGTTGTATATTGTCGCCATACTGTAAATAGGTGATAATTCTTTCACTCTTTCGATAATACGGTCAGCGATTGTCGTTGGAATCAAGGCTTTTCCGCTGTCTGCTGACGTGCTTAGCGCCCTTGTTTCACCTCTTAGGAACTTTTCAAATTTTGCCTCATCCGCCGCACGTTGTTCCATATTCTCTTTTTTTGCTCCGCCAAATTCAGCACTTGACAAACTTCTTGCCTCATTTTGTGCTTTTAATGTTTTATCAATTCCGTCAATTTCTTTTTTGATTTCATCAAATCTTGATGTTTCATCATCTGTCAACGCTCTTGTTTCCTTTTCTGCGTCTTTGATGATGTTTTCCATTTCCTCAACCAGATTATTACGTTGTTCAATCAAATCCGGTAATGCTCTTGTTTCAAATTTTCTTGCAGCTTTTCTTTCAAAATCTCTAAATATTTGCTTTTTACTTTTCATTGTATTGTCCGCCTTTCATCTTTAAAAACTCAACTTCGTGTTTGTAACGTGAAATTAATGCACGTTTTTCTTCTTCGTCCTCGTCGTTCTTTTCTTTCTTCTCTTGCTTTGCTGTTTCTTTAACGACTTGACTTTCGTCCTCATAACTTCGTCTTTCAAATGCTTTTTCTTGGTCTGAACGTTGTTCAATGCTTGTTGCTATGTATGCCGGTGTAACACTTAGAATTGATACTTCGGACATATCAATGTCCTTCAAATATCGGTGTTGCATACCGTCGTCAGCGTCTTTCCATTCGTCAGCACAACTATAGAAACCAAAACTCCAACCGCGTAACTCGCCTTTGTTGGCCTTTTCGATAACTTCGGGGTCTGCTACGTCACACGACGCAAACAATCCGATATTATCTTCACGCAGTTGCAATTCACCTGTTTCTGTCGAACCCAAAATTTTATCCGCTCTGTGATTAAAACGTAATTCAACGTTTGGATTTCGTCTTAACGACTTTGCGAATGTTTTCGGTTCTACACGTTCTATGAACTTGCCGTGACTTGACGAAATCGGACGGCTGTCACGTCCGGTCGCACAAACATAGCCCTCAATATGAACGCTATTCGCTCGTATTTCCACTCTTATCACCTTTAACACCCCCTTTCATTTCCTCGACATCTACTGTCTGATTTGTGTTTGGTGTATATACTTGTCCCTTTTGCGGGTAGTATAAAACGTCGTTTAATCCCAATTTGACAAAATCCAAACCTAATGGCGGTAATCCCTCCATTTCTCGGACTTCATCAATTTGAATGAAATTGTTTTTAATACCTGTTTCATATGCGGCATATCTCTTTTGCATATCGCCTTTTAACAGCGTCTTGGTATCTATCGAAAATGACAACTTGCCGTATTCGCTTTGCAGTAACAAATCTTTATTCAGTGCGGTTTCAATGGCTTTGATAATCGGCAAAATTGCCGATTTTATACCGTTGTTATAGTTTTCATCACTGCACGTCCCGTTGATTATTTCAGGGGACAGGTTGAATAACTTTGCTATTTCAATCGCGTTTGCCTCTTTGTTTTCTTTCAACTGCATTTCCACACTTGACAATGACGCCTCTGTGAATTTTAAACCGTTGTTTAGCACCATTATGTTCTCTTCGTTGTTTCTGTAAAATCGTTGCCACGTTCTTTTTAATTTGGTTAATGCCGATTCCTCTAATCGTTTTTCCGATTGTAAAAAACCTTTTTTGCCGCCGGATTTGACAAGACTGTTTTCAAATTTTAACGTGTTGTATGCCACTGACAACATCTTATTGTTTTCTTCGATTATGCCTTTGCCTGTAGCTCCGTTTTCACTGCGACGCGTCAGTTTTAAAAACTCCCAGTCGCAGTATTTCTGACCGTTCACCATTATGTCATAATCTTTGAATATCGGGTCTGTTCCCTCAATTACGGAAACTTTTGACGATTTCACATAGTGCAGACTTTTAACGGCGTTTCGATTTCGGTTGATGAAAATATATCCCTCACCGTCTGTCAGAACATCAGATAACCACGCCGTTTTCATCTGAAATGCGTCTAATTTATCGCCTGTTTCACTGTTTAACAGATGAACTCTGAAATCATCTTCGACATTACCGCCGCCGTTAATATCTTTCAAAACTATCGGCAACATTGCTATTGTATTGGCTATGAAATTTACACAACTTGTCACGGTCGGAATGCTCATAGCCTCGTCTTTTGAAATCGTATCGCTTACACCTGCGATTAATTCAATGATGTTTGTACCGCTATCTTCCGCCGCACGTCTAAAAAATTTTCTTTTCCACATTTTTTCTTTCACTCCCTTATGCTGTTTGTATGCCCCAATCTAATCCGGTGTCGAAAATTTCGTGTTGTTGCATTATGTACACGGCTATGATTGTAGCGACAACCATATCAACCTTGCCCGCAGAACGTTTTTTATTGACGTACTTGTTTTTGTTCGTATCTTCTGTACATTTTGCATTTTGGTAATTGATTTCGTACAATTCGTTTGCCTTGTATAAAAATTGGTGGTTTAAAATACATTCCTTTAACAGTTTTGTCGGTGCGTGCAAAGTTCGTGAGTGTTGCTCTACTTCCGTCACGTTATAGCCGGCACGCTCCCATTTTTGTGCCGACGACATTGCATTGCGTCGGTCATATCCAATATCAATGATTTTGACGCCGTACTGTTCTTCAATCTTCATTACGTATTCTTCAATAACCGCGTAATCGACAACTCTGTCACCGCACGCTACGCACTGCATTTGTTTTATAAAATGCCTGTAATCCACACGTTCCGTCGCACTTTTTTCGTCTGTCCGTGCCTCGGGTATAAATGCCAGTGGCTCGCAATAAACCACTCCGTCAACATATGCCACCATTACAACGGCACAGTTATCCGTTGTTTCCGCCAAATCGACACCAATATAAACGTCTAATCCAGTCCAATCAATCTCGCCGTTCTCTAATCGACACGCCTTTACGTCTGCAACGTCAATATAGCTTTCAGTTCCTATTCCTTGATAAATTATGTTGCAGTGCTTTGTAACAAAATTTTCACGGCGGCTCGGCATTTGTATCGCACGTTCCCTGTTGTCTTTCAAATCTTTCATTATGCTTGGAATTTCTAATGCCAACGGATTGGACTGCTCCAGTATTCCGTCGTCCCTCATCCATTCATCTTCTTTGGTATTGTCCGGCTCATATAACAGTGCAAAAACCTTGTTGTCGTTGATTACTCCGTCCAAAACGTTTTTTGCATACTGTACTTCGTCCTCGAACGGATTATCGAACGTCGGGTATTTAGTGCTAATGATACAGCCTAATTTATTCAGTATTGTCAGCTGTCCTGAACGCATTGCCTCAATCGCATATGGGTTCGGTAATGCTCCCACTTCGTCCGCCAAAAATGCGTTTGGCAGACGTCCGTCAAGTCTTGAGTTGGAATAGTTCAACGGGATATATACATTCTCATTCAGCAGACATTTAATATCATCCCTACGAATTTTGAACCTATCCATTAATGCAGGACTTGACAATATAATCTCTCGGATTGCCGTTTTCACTTCTCTTGACAATGTTCCGTCCGGTGCGACCGAATAGAACTTTGAAAATTTCGGTTCACAAAAAAACAGCAGTATGAAAATGACGCCGATAATAATTGTCTTACCGTTCTTTCGGCATATTTCCAATAATGCTGTTTCATATTTTCGTTTATTTTTATTTTCCCTGTATACCGTACACAATACCGCAATAATCAGAAAAAACTGAAAACCCGCAAGACTTTCATATACAGTTTGATTTTTTGCCATTCCCGACGGCATAATCATTAATTTTAATAGTTTGTCTATCAGTTGAACTTTTTTCTTTGATATGCAAAACTCGTTGTCTTGCTCATCTGCAATTTGCAAAAATTCTTTGCATTGCAGTTTGACGTATTTCGGCGCGTTGATTTTTCCGTCGCAAACGTCTTGCGCATATCTATACGCTTTGTGTTTTCTATCCATCATATTCGTTCGCCTCTTTCAGTGCATTTAACAGCGGATCCTCTTTGTTTTTGCTCGCCGTTAAATTTAAACTGCCTATCTTTGCTCGTGCCTGCGGTGACAGACACAATTCATTACAACAACGGTACAAATCTTTTGTGTATTTGTCCTTACTTGCCATAAAATCTTTATTAAAAATCAATGAAAAATCATCATTTATTTTGCGTTCTATATCCTGTAATCGGTCAACTGCAATAGAAAATTGAGTTAAAATATACACGTCCAAATTACTCAAAATTTCGCTCTCATCCAATTCCTTTTTTATCTTTCGGAAAATCTTTTTTTGATTGTTTGATAAATACGTCGGAGGTCGGAGGTTATCAGCTTTCCCACGGATTTTTTCTTCGACTTCTTGACGTTGTTTTTCTTCCGATTTTGTGTTGTGTCGTGATTGTGTTTTTACCGATTTCGCCGGTCGTGCCATACCTCCCTCACCTCTCGTATTTTTTGAATTTCAATTTTAAAATTTCATTTTGGGAATTTTTTGTGTGCTTATACCCCTTGTTTCCTGTACAAATCCCCCAGCCGAAAAAATTCTAATGGCCGGGGGGTGTCTGTTCCTGCTCCAATGCGATTTTCTGCAATACTTTTTTCGGAATTTCGCCGCTGTCTGCCATTTTATGGTGACATTCACAAAGGCTGATTAAGTTACTGTTTTCATCTCGCAGTTCGTAATTGTCTTTCAGCGGTACAATGTGATGAACACTGATACCGTTCGTATTGTATTGACGTGCGCCGTATTTATATAATCCACGCACACATATTTGACACATATTCATATCACGTTCTTTTATCTCGTTGCGTTTGCGTTGCCACGAAATTGTATTTCTGTATCTGTCATATTCATACGTTTTTTTATTTCGGCTCTGTCTACGCTTTGCCTGTGGGCATTTGTACATAACGTCGTGAATACGTCCGCAGTACGGACAGCTCTTTCTCATTTCCATTGTCCCCTTTCCAACATATTCCGAACGGTCTTGATTGCATTTACATCAGGTGGAATATGTTTCTTTATGACCTTGACTTTGCCTGTGTCCCTCTTGTTCTTGTCAAGAATTATTTCTTTTTCTTCAACCTCGTAACCAGTAGCACGTTTCAACAGTGCTGACTGTATTTGTTCATTTACATTATTATTCACTTGCAAACACCCCTGTTTTGTAATATAATAATGCAGATAGTTAATGTTCGCGAATATATAAACTATCTGCGTCAGAGGTACTGCTCTGATGTATGACGTGAGGTGTTCCAGCACCTCACGTCTTTTTTATTTGTTAAACCATTGCAGATGAATTTGTTCTGCAATTCGTTTCATCATCAACGGTGGAACAGACATTCCGCATACATACTGTACCGACTGTCCCATAAAATTATAATCTTCGGGAAACGTCTGCATATGTATCATATCCATATCGGATATATAACACGGTTTTTCATAGCAGACATACGCACCGCCCGACACCAATGTACTTGCCACGCGTTGTGCGTGACATATCTGTGTACCGAAATTACTGTCTTTGCCCGTCAGCCGTTCGTTTATGTTTCCGATACTTCGGTCATTCGGTCGTCGGTGTTGCCAACGTTTATACAGTAATGTTGATGTATTTATCGGTCTGCCGTTACCGTCACTGATTTCGCCGAACAGTATCGGTTTGTCATTGAAATTCAATGTCAGTTTTCCAAACTGCAAATCTTTCCGCCGTGATATGAAAAACACACGCTCACGGCGTTGCGGTACTCCCATAAATGCAGCATTTAATAAAAATATCTGCGTATCATAACCGATTGCCGATAATCGTTTTATGATTTCGTTTACATATCCCTTTGCATTTCCCTGTACTATTCCCTTGACGTTTTCGGCAACAATCACTTTCGGTTGTAGCCTTTCGGCCACATCGATAAATTCAAAAAACAGGTCGTCCAATGTTTGTGCCGACTGACCCTCTCGGAATACTTTTGTTTTGCCCCACGCCTTTTCTCTATCACCTGCGATAGAAAATGTACTGCAAGGCGGTGAACCGTCCAATATATCCAACTGATACAGTTCATCAGAAATATTCGCATATTTTTTGAATTGTCGTATATCCATACGATAGTTGTATTTTGGGTGATGATTTGCAACATACATTTTATTTATTTTTTCGTCAATTTCGCAGTTGCCTAACACCGTATATCCGGCTAATTTATATCCCATCGTTGACCCACCGCCGCAGGAAAAACAACTGAACACATTCAATCCATTTTTCTGTACACGGTTTATATCACGTAGTTTCCATTTCCACATATTCATCACCTGTTAAATTTAAACCCGCAACGTGGACAGGTGCACTCAAAATTATCGTCGTTATATTCATCTGCCGACAGTTCTTTTGATGTGTTATCCAATGCCTCTTGAAATTCTTCGCTGATTTTTTCAAAACCGTATTCCGATAAATCCATATCTAACGCATACAGTTCTTCTTTCAATTTTTCATAGTCCCAGTCTGAAAATTCAGTTGTTTTGTTATCAACCAAACGGAACGCATTGATTTGCTGTTCTGTTAAATCATCTGCGACTATACACGGTATTTCCGTTATACCCAACTTTTCCGCCGCAAGCAAACGTGTGTGTCCTGCAACGATTACATTGTTTTTATCTATGATGATTGGCACTCTGTATCCAAATTCTTTGATACTGTTCGCCACTTTATCCACGCTGTCAACGTTAATGCGTGGATTGTTTTCATATGGTTTTATATCCGAAATATTTTTATTTACAATTTTCACTGTTCCGTCCGCCTTTCGTAATTAATTGGGATTTTTCGCAATCAAAAACCGCCGTTTACACGCTACGGCGGTTCTCGATTGATAGAAGAAAAAAAGGAGAAAACCCTATTGTGAATTTCTTCACGTTATCATAATACCACAGAATATAGTCCATTTTAGTCCACTCTTTTAAAAATTCGCAATTTTTTTTAATGCTGATTTATGTATTTGATATATTCGGGAACGTTCATAGTGCATTCTCTGACATATCTTGTTTTCATTCAGTCCTAATATGTATTTATATCGCAGTACCGCCTGTTCCTGTGGGTCCGACAACTTTGCAATCGCAGTTTCTATTGTTTTCAACTTTTCCGCCGCCGTTGAATATTCTGTTTTGTATTGTTCCTGTAAATCAATCAATTTACAAATCAATTCGGATTTATCGGTTGACTTTCCGCCGCGTGGCATATCATTGACGATTGCCGTCACTTTGTTTATTTGCGATTGCAATTTTTGTATTTGATATTCAATACTTTCGGCATTTCGCATTATTTTTCTGTATTCCTGCAATTCCTGTTGTGTCAAAGATATTCCCCCTATTCGTAATCGATTGCGATTTTTAGTTTTTGTTTAACAGCCTGTGTTGTCCGTTTTTACTGACTACATACAAATATTCCGGTGTTTCCTTTTCGATTTTCCAATTTTCCGATTTTAAACCGTGTTCGGCAAGAAATAGTTTCTGCCGGCGGTTTGGATTGATTAATCTTTTCATTGATTTCCTCCGTTTTTTCTTTTGTTATTTTGTTTCATTCTTTGTATCGACCGTTTCCACGAATTTCGTATTATGTTATATTCTCTGTTTGATGTATCAATCGCAACAATAGAATTCCTTAACTTTTTTTTGTTCATACTGACATCTAAAATATCGTGACTTCCGGCAAACGTCAGTACATAAACCTGTTTTTTGTACCGACGTGCATAATCGATAATACATTCATTGAACAGTGCTTGAAATGTCATTTGTGACGTTATGCGTTTCAAATCACCCGCCTTTAATTTTCGTATGTATGGTTTCATAAATTTTGATTTATATTTTCTCATTCGCTTATTTCTCCCTCGTTTTTTATATCATTTCATTTCCGTACTGTTTTAGCGACCCGTATACCGTCGCTACCGCGATATTTAATTCTTCGCTGATTTCTTTAATCGTGAACCCTTGGTTTTGCAAAAACACAATTCTGTTGTGATATATATACCGTTTATTGTTACTTCGTGACTGTGGTTGCGGTTGTTCACCGTTGCAGATGTACACCCATTCGGGACGTACACCTTTTTTCAGTGCCTCGGTGACATTATGCCACGCCTCGCTGATACAGCTCACGGAACACATTTGTATTTTAAACGGTTTACCACTGTTTTCGTCGATTTTTTCGTTCATCATTTTTCCACATACTGAACAATATGTCTTTCTCATTTTTGGGCCTCCTCTTTTATCAATCTTTTTTTATTTCTTTTTTCCTCTCTTTCAATATATTGTGATTTCTTTTTCCTTGTCGTCGACTTCTATACTGTCTTTGGTTACATATGAATAACCTTCATCCGCCAACACTGTATAACTGCCCTTGCCAACTTCAATTAATTCGTTCGCAAATTCTTGTAATTCCTGCACCGTCATTACTGTACCTCACTTTCCCGACCTTAGCATATAAAATAATAACTGCGACATTGACCTTTGACGGTCCTTTGGGTGTGCCTCCATTGCGATTTTTAACGTCCACCACACCGTTATATCATCTAATGGCGTTGGATTTTCAAACTCGTCAACAATATTTCTGTCCTCGGGACACGCCACATATACACCCACTTCCCACGGTTTGTCTTTGATTATTTGTTTGTAGGTTTCCATTGTCGTAACAATGTAATTCCTTTCGCCCTCAAAGGTCAAACCATTTCCACTGTTGTAGTCCGCCTTACAGCTTTTCACCTCATAGAAAACAAATTCGCCTTTTTCAATTCCGCTTGTGGTTTGATTTCTTGGTATAAATTGCACGAAATCAACACGCTTTTCTTTGCCTTTGCCGCCACCACAATCAAGTGTAACTTCGCTCGCATAGTATTTACCTACTAATTTTCTTTGGACAAGTAACTTGCTCAAAAATTCGGTTGTTTCTTTCCTGTTCATATTTCTTCCACCTTTCCTTTCAACGTTTCTTTTACCGCCGCAAATAATTTGTCGTATTTCTCTGACCCCTCAACCGCCGCAAGTGCGGTTTTAACCGCTATAATTGCGGTCTGTGCCTGTTCAAAACACATCTGCAATTTAACCATTTTTTCATTACTGCCTAATAGTGATTCTTTCTGCAGTTTTTCAATGGTCTTTTTTAACTCCTCGTTTTCTTTTTCCGCCGCCTCTGCTTTTTCTTTTTCGGCTGAAACATCATCTTTTAACTTTTTATATTTTTCTTTCGATTTTTCCGCCGCTTTCTCCGCTTTTTCCTTTTCGGCTTGCAGTCGGTCAATTTCTTTTTGTAATGACTGCTTAGCCTTTTCGTCTGCCTCTTGCATCATCTTCTCTAACTCGTCTTGTGGAACCGTCGCAGGCTCTGCATTTCTAATGTCTAACTCCGCTTGCAGGCGGTCAATCATTGATTGCTTATCTTCCGCCGCCTGTTCGCTTTGCTTTATCTGCTCTTTTAGTTTTTCTTCCGCCTCTGCCTGTTTCTTTTCCGCCGTAGCCAGTGCGTCAGTCTTTTCCTGTATCAATCTATGTAATTCTTTGACCGTAGTATCTGTTGTGATGTTGTTTTCTTCGACAAACTGCTCACGTTCATCAGCGGGAATTGCAGTCAGTTCAATTAATTTTGTAATTCCCAAATTACCAATCAATTTGGATCTTGTGAAATCACCGAACAGATTTTGTTGGTCTGCTCCGTATTCTTTATATGCTTTTATATAATTTTCGGCCATACTCTGACTATAGCCTGTATACTTCTCGCAATACTCGCCCCACTTGCCGTGGTCGACCAGTGTTTTTGCGATTTCAAAACGTTTACCGATTTCGATTATCCCGATTAATAACGTTCTGTTCATACTCTCGGTGATGTACTTAATTTCAGCCGTAATTTCCGGCAGTGTACAACTGTCTATCTCTCTATATTCCGCCTCGATTATCTCGTTTTTATTTTCCATTATGCTACTTTCCTTTCTTTTTTTGCTCCGGCTGTGTTCTTGACGAACTCAACCCATTTTTTTCAAAATCTTGGACTTCCTGCGTTCTCTCGCAGTTTCGCAATCCACGATTTTGTATAACGTACATTCGGTCAAAATTGAATTCCAGTGTGAAATACGGTTTATCCGGTTCATTTATATGACGGATAAAAAATATAGCCGTCTTACCGCTCGCGTGACGTTTAGCATACGTTGCTACGCAGTGATGTAACTCTCTGCCCTCGTCTATCATTTCAATTTCTGTTTCGGCAGGGTGTATTGATAAACCGCCGCAGGTGAAACAATATTTTTTTAATTTGTTATATTGTTTCTTGAAATCTTTCGCCAGTTCTTTTGTTGCGGCAATCTGCATAATGCGTTGTTCATCATTATGTGATTTTACTAAATTCTGCGGATATAGAATGTCCGTATCGGTCGTATAATGACCGTTTTTCCGCAACATATTCCAATAGTCAACAATGTACTGCACCCTGTTGTAATATGTTCCTGCGTCCTCTAAATTTTTGTTTTGTTTTTCAATGTAACGCATTGTTTTCGGTATGTCGGCACCTGTTCCGATTAACGGTTCAATTCGTGAACCGTATTTATGTACAATTCTATCAATATTCTGTAACGTTACACCCTGCGTATGTGTATGTACATACAGGTCAATTTTACTGCTATCCCACTCATTTTGTTTTATGCACCGCAATGCCTCTTTGCTGATACCTAAAATTTCATTGGGTTTTGCTTTTTTCAGTTTTAACCCCTTGAAATTTTTCAACGTTGGCGTGGTTTTTGTATATGACATTGACGATTGTATCAATTTGTTTAAATATCCACCTAACCCATTCATTATCAGATTTTCAACATTCGGATAACGCTGATATAATCGCAGGTATGTAACCGGATATGTCGTATCTGAACACTGTAAATATATATCTACCTTTGAATTTTCGGCAAATGTGCCTTTCAACACGTTTGGGATTTCTTCCGGCTGATATATTTCCGCCATATTCACACCCTCTACGCGGTCCGTAAATGTTTTTCGCGTTTCCCATTTCCCCAGAAAACACTGTCTGTTCCACCATTTTGAATAAAACCCCGTCAGACGTATTTTTTCCGTTTTGGAAAATACCGCACCGGAATATTGATATATATTCAATTCATCTTTGCCAGTTCTGTCAACACGTCGTTCACCGCACCACTGCAATACGGCAACATTTCCGTTGACATTATGGAATGTAACGGGCCAGTATCGTTCTATAACAGTTCCGTTTCGACTGCCGAAACAGCTGACGTGTTCGGCTGTTACCGATTTACCACATTCGGGACACGTTGTTTCTTTATTGCCGAATATTTCTTTACCTGTTTCGGAATGTATAAATCCTATTCTGTTATTTAATTTTGTGTATTCTTGCATTGTAACTGCTCCGCAAACGGTACATTTACATTTAACACACTTTTTGTTTCTGTCCTCCAACGGCTCATAATAGTACCCAACTTTGTATATTAATAAATTCACTTTTCTTTTTTTATTGCACCAGTCGGCCAAACCTTTGGGCGGTTCGTTCGGTACCAAATCGGCCATATTTATATCACACATATTTACCGCCCCCCTATAGCAGATCTGCAATACTGACTATCTTTTCAGTAGATTTCGGCTGATTAATACCGTAAAATTCGCAGATTATTTTTTCTGCCTGTTGCGGTGTTACACACGCAAAATTATTTTTTTTGTGTTTGTCAGCATATGCCTTTATTTTTTTCTCACACTCAACAATGCTCATTTCTTTAATTTTTAAATCCTGTCCGACGATTTCCGCCGCCTGCGGATTGTTTCTGATGATGTCTTTCAACTGTTCACCAACATAATATGGTGCAGTATTTTCCTTTCCTGCCTGTTGCCCATCTATCTGTTTTATGACTTCGTCTATCATTGTTTTTCCTCTCTTTCTTCTCAATCGATTGGGATTTTTTAATCTGTCAGTTCCATTTGACCGCCCATATCTAAAAATCCGTCTTTCAAATTTCGTTTGAAACCCTCTCTCAGAGTTCCACCGAAATCTGCCAACTGTTGCATATCGAAATACATTGCCATTATTATCCCAACGCATATACCCGATACAACCACATATACATTGGGTTCTAACGGATTATCTCGATAATAATATTCCGGCGCAAATTCATCACGGAAAACGTCTAAATATTTTTCCTGTATTATCATTATTTTTCCGTCTGCCATAACAAACATTTTGTATGTTTGTTTGCCGGAAGTTAACGAATATTTTAACGGCTGTAACTCTTTCAATTCGTCAACATCAATAATCGGTTGTGGTTTTTCTGTGTTATCTGTCAACGTAAAAATATCTTTGACCTCATTGTCACCGCCTATTGCAGTAAAATAATCATCAACCGTCCATTTCGGACAAATTCCTTGTACCATAACCGCCACGTGACCCTCGGATAGAAATTTATATCCGCCGTATGACAGTAGCATTATTTGACGATTTTTCTTGCATAATTTCAGTATGTATTCTAAATTCATTCTGTCGCCCCCTGTCAAAATGTTACGGCAATGTTCAGCACCGCCGCCGCAATCCAGTATATTGTGTGTCGCCAATCACCCGTTATTGTATACGGGATAGCTGACATCACCTGTATTATGATTAATACCAACGGTAATATTTTCTCTTTGCTCATTTTTATACCCCCTCAACTCTTGTACCGTCCTCATACTCTAAAAATCGGACAGCACCGTCATATTTTACTTCGTAACCTGCTATATCTTCCGGCATCAAAAATTTTTTGCCGTAAATATTCTTCATATCGTCCCACACATCAAACGGAACTGAATAAAATTTGTCCTGTATATTTACCGCCACAAACGTAACGG